CAAATATCTACGGTTTCAGTAGAGTTATTGTCGTTTTCAAACTGAATACTGTATGTAATGTTATAGACGCCGGTATCTGCAAATGTAATCCTAGAGCCGCTAGTTACTGTAATACCGTCGGGGAAATCTGTAGTGTCATAGGTAATAGCATATGCCGTACCTAAAGCGCCTGCTGCTTGATCGGTGTTACTTATAAGTTGGTTATAAGGAGTTGATATGTATTTTCCGCTACCATAAAAGTAATTGGAGTAAACTTCACCAATCATTGCTTGGGTGCCAACATATCGTCGGTTGAAGATAGCGTCAGACTTTAAAACACTAACCGTTGTAGCGCTTGCCGTTAAAGAAAAAATGTAGGCTTGGTATGCAGTTATAAGATCGGTAGTAACAGAGTCAGCCGTTACATCCCCACCTACTAAATCACCACTAAACGTACCACCATAAAAGTTATCAGCCCGATACGACTGTGCTTGGTTGGGGGTAAGTGAATCTAGTTGATTAAAATATAACTCCAGTACCCGTATGAGTTGCCTAAAATGCTCTGGACTATACTCCGCAGGGGGTATAGGTAATGGGGAGGCACGGAATCTTTCTAACGCCACGTCTACCTCTTACCATCCACACGGGCATCTAACCGGGGCACACCCAACTGCCACTGCACACCGAGGTCGGTAGAACTAACCTTAAACCCCATCTGGCGACCACGGGCACGGATAAAGATCTCATCAGTGTATGTATTGGCTGATACTTCTACTACCCGTTTCTCATCCGTGGGATTAACCGTAGCCGAGGTTCCGGGAAATCGTCGTGGTCGGAGTTGGATCTTGACTTCTGGCTGCGCTGCTGTAGACCCATCAAAGTTAATATCGGGCAGTATGCGGCGAGTAAGCATAAATTGCTCACCATCAGCGATGTCAAAGTCATTTGAAATAATGTATGACTCCATTGGGAGGTTGTCATCATCTACCCCATTTTCTTGAAAATAAAGTACCCCTACATTTGACCCAAGTGGTGTATTTACAGCCAGTGGGGAACTACGTAGTGGCGAGTCCAGCCAGCCGGTACGGTCAATAGTGCCGTAGTACCAGATCTTTTCGTTGTAGTTAAAGATTACGTACTTGTTGGGGTAGTTAGAATTAGCACTTGGGTACATCCACCAGACTTCATTCCAGCCTTCGTTTGTCCCTGCGATGATGGCGTATCCGGCATCGAGGTTAATATCACTAAAGACTTGATTACGTAGTGTTGTAGGTAGCGTCTCTACTCGCCCAGTATAAGCATAGAACTTATCCTGCCCCATCCAGAATGTAACGTTATTAGCCGATATTACGGCACGAGGGCCTGCAATTGAAATGTTATCTGCGTACTCTTGCAGAGCAAATACTTCGTTGGTTCCTGTAAATTGAAGCGTGTAAAGATGTGTATCCGTAATAACTAAAATTTCTTGTCGGGTGGGTATCGCCCGGATAATCCTTGATCCACGAGATACTCTGAAAGCGCCTGCCGAACTGGTACCGTCTGTTGTTTCAGTCCAGTTGAAAGGATCGTCCTGATCAGCCCACCTAATAAGAAGGGGGTCAAAATCATCCACGCTAGAAGAAAGGTAAGGCACGCTCCCAAAAGAGATAAGATGCTTATCCTGCTGCGAGACAAGAACCTGACCGACTTTGACTGGTACATTACTAGCACCCCCAATAGAAGACAACAACACCGCACGAGTTCCTAACGACGTAAGAGCGCTAGAGTCAGATCCTCGCTGCCAGTAATAAATTGGGCCATTTTGAATGTTGGCAACTAAATCATTATCAAAGTTGTCGTACCACCAAGACCTAGCCGGAGTAACTACAGGGTTAACAGATCCAAGTCCCCAACCAAGTCGGCCCCAAGTGCCAGCGCCCCAACCGTATCCATACACATCAATAACAGGCCCTACATCAATATCGTAGTAGCCAATGGTAGAAGCACCGCCATTACCGGAGTCAGATGCGTTGGCTGTAACCGGAACGACGATTGTGTACGCATTAGAGTTAATAACAGTAACAATCTCATGGTTAGCATTAAGCACGGTATCCGTTACGTTCCCGCCAAGAGAGGCCGCACCACTAAAGGTTACATAGTTACCAACCTCGGCTGGGTTGCTTGTATCTAATACTAGGACTGAAGAAGAGCCGTCCGTAGCGGTAAATGTCACATCTCCAGCGGAGGTCTGCCCTTGAAGGGGGGTAATGTCATAGAAATAATCACCAACCTCAAGATAAAGTTTGAGATTGGTACCAACCGCTAATAAGTTATCAGAGAAGGTTGTAATCCAATTCCACAGCCCCCGGCAGGTGCCAAGGAAGGTATTTGGCGTAGCCTTAGCCCAACCACCAATCTTTTGGGGGAAACCCGACAGGAAGCGGATCTTGTCCATCTGCCACCAATTGCCCTCACCGGCATAGTTGGTGGTGTCTCGGTTGACTCCGGGTCGAAATTTTAAAGGTATGAACGGCATATTTTCCTCACGCTACAAGTCCCGGTAGATACACTGTTTTACCGTTTTGCTTGGTAGCGGTCAAGTTTTGCTTCTTAAGGTTAGCCGGATCGTAGGAGACATGAACCCAGCCCGAATCAGGCACCCCGGGGGTGTAAAACTCAAGGATCAACTGGGTATAAGTCAAGTTATCCATGATCCACACGGCTAAGTCTGCGTTGGCAATACCGGGAATCTCAATGTCAGCGGCTTGTCCTTTACAATGGTCGGACGTTTTGGAGCCTCCCACCTTTGCGTTAACTTCGGGGTGCCTAAATCCTGAGTTGACCTTGACTCCGGTTTGGAAGTGGTCACGGACGGGCTGCAATACCTTTTCACAGAGCGTTTTAAGATTAGCAATCTCAGCCTCCCCCGGTGTGTTGTCCATGTCATGCCGCAGTGCAGTATCAGACTTCACCATCTCGGCAAGAGAAAAGTTAGCCGTCAGGTTCATTTCTTCTCCAGAATCTCATCTAGTTGCTTGCTCTTCTCTTTGGAGCCAGCCGACGAACCGAAGTAGTAGGAAAGGATCTGGGTTACTGCCGCAGATAAAACGCCCAAGATATAGATCAGGATGTCCTTGGCGGCTGGTTTGACCTCAATAAAGATCAAGATTGCAAAGAGAACAAACGACAGGGTAATGACCCCTAGGCTTAGGATTGAGTTGATGTTCTTGGTAATGGGGTGAACATCCGCAGAAGCCATAGCAGCCTCTCGACCACGGGCAGAATCCCGGTCTTTGGCCTCAATCTCCATCTTTTTAACGTCTGCCTCTAGGTGGGCTAACTCACCTTTTTGGGCTAATTCAAGTAACTTTGCCTGTGCCTCGGCCTTGGCGGCAGGATCGGGCATCACACGGTCTAAGACCTTTTCGCCAATCTTCAGGATGGTATCTAAGCCAATCATTTCTTACTCCTTGAAAGCATGGTTGCGGCGATATTAAGCATCGCCCGGGTTTGATCTAAATCAGCGGGAGGGGTTGCCCAGCCCACGGTAATCTGTCCTATGAACCTACTTGGCTCAGGCGGGATACTGATCCTGCACCCAAACCGCATACCCTTCTCGATATACCAAAGGCCAATCTCTGACTGTGCCGCCTTGTATTCCCCGCAAGGTACGGTACCTGCCATAAGGTTAACTACGTCCTGATTGTTGGCTTGGTTGGTCGTAAAGAGTCCTACATCCAGTCCGTCGTTCGTCTTGTCCCTGCCTTCCTTGGTATACGCCCGATACTGCACCCGGGTTCCCAGCAGGGGGTTAACCTTAAACACCGCCACGGTAGTCGCACCCGTGGTCTTAAATAGGTGGGCTACAGCGTCCTCCACCCGGTCTTCCACAATGTCCGGCAACTTCTGGCTTTCCTTATAGGTGCCTACGATCAGGTCTTTGTTGTCATACAGCATCCAGCCACCGAAGGCCAGCACCGCCATCATGATCAGGGCAATGAGTTTAAACGGCGAGTCAACATACGCCAGCACCTTAGAGAGCGTGTCGTTAGCGTTTAGTTTCTCAGCCATTACAGATGACCCTTCATGATGTAATAAATAGTGACAACCAGAAACGCCAG